GGAGAGGGCGAGTACAATGTTCCTTATGCTCGCAGGGTCTATTACGGCAGCTACATGAAATTCAGCAAGGATAAGCACCCGCAGGCCTGCGCCTTTTGGTTTGAGAAAGCCAAGGCCGCAAATAAACCGAAATGGCTGCAAGGTGTCAAAGCGATTCTACACGGAGGCGATGCGAACTAATGGGAAAAGTCTATTGCAACGATGGCGTTATGCTGGCAAAGGTGATCCGCGATCACATCAACGAGAACTGGAAGCAGAAACCGGCAAAGATCGTCCTGGGTGATTTCGCTCAGTCCCCTCCGTCGCTTATGCTTCAGGAGCTCGCCCATGCTGAGGTTGTTCGCCCCTATATCAACGGGTCCTATATCGGCCAATGGAGTTTCGCAGTCTATATGAGGATCAATGCCGAAGATAGCGCTGCAAGGCTCAGCGCGTCCACAGCCTTGAACGAACTTGCCGAATGGTTCCGCATGAAGGATGCCAGCGGCGCCTTTCTGAATCTCCCGGTCATTGATCGGTATAGGACAGCAACCAAAATCGACATGTCCACGACGCCCGCCCTCGCCGCGCAGTTCGACGGCGGAATCGAGGACTATCAGGCTGTGTACCAGCTTGAATACAAATATTCCAACAGGAGGTAATAACTATGCCTGACAACACCCTGATTATGCGGTATCAGTTTGCGTCCTTCATGGGGTGCAAGAGTTTTACCGGCGCTGGCGTCTATGCTGTGACGATCGGCGGTACTCTCGCGAGCGGGGACAAGATCACCGTCTGCGGTGTTGAGACCGTCCTGAACGCCACTTCCGCAGCCTCCGGCACCGCCGCAGCCGCCGCGGTGAAGGCCGCCCTGGATGCAAACGCTGGCGTGAGCGCGAAGTACACTCTCGCCAACAGCTCCAGCAACGTGATCACGTTCACGGAGAAGTCCGGCCATTACGGGGACGGCAGACCGTCTGCGTCTATCGTGTCTACTGCCGGCACTATTGCTGTCACCACCACGACTGCGCCGGCCACGGGTGAAGAGTACAACCTCATCGGCGAGGGCTTCACCCAGCTCGCAGAGTCCAAAAACCCGAAGGAGTACTCCCGCAAATACGTCAGCGACAAGTCCGAACGTACTGACGTGACCGGCTTTGCCCCCCAGTACGCCTATGCGATGGACTACATCGACGGCGATCCCGTCACCGCCGAGGTTGCGAAGATTCACGACGGGGAACTCGTCGGCAAGGACGCGCAGCGTAACATCGTCTCCGTTGACCTGTGGAGCGATCCCACGGGTTTGGCCTGCGCTGCGAGAAAGCGCCCCTATTCCATCGTTCCGAATCAGAAAGCGGACGGCACCGATGCGCTGGTCTATACCGGCACCATGAAGGCTGCGGGTGACTTCATCGACGGGACCTTCAACACCTCGACCAAGCAATTCACCCCGGCGTCTGCCTGATGCCCCCATAATTGAAAGGAGTCTATGAGCCAATGAGCCACGACGAACTTATCACTTTCAACTATAATGGTCATAGCTTTGTCTATGACATCGCCGACGCGGACGAGGCGGAGAAGTACGAGGCCGCGATCAAGAAAATGGGGGAAACGGAAAAGTCTCTCCCGAAGGACGGTACCATTTCTGTGATCTACCGTGCTCAGTGCAAGTATCTGAAGGATTTCTTTGATGATATCCTCGGTGCTGGCGCTGGCGAAAAGGTATGCGGCACGAAGGACAATATCACGACCTGCTATAACGCCTATATAGATTTCCTCCGTTTCATAGCTGCGCAGCGTGATAGCATTCTGGACACTCGCAATGCCCTGCGTGATCTCTCCCCGAGAAAGACCGCTCAGCCGCAGCCCGTCCAGAAATTCAATCCTCCTGCGCCGAAACCCAACCAGCAGAAGAAGCGCCACCACTAAGGTGCTATGCACAATCTGCTGACCGGCTCCCTGCCCAGAACTGTCACGATCAGGGGCAGGGAGTTTTTTGCGGAGACAGATTTCCGCACGATGATCGCAGTTGAAAAGCAGATACTTGATTCCTGCCAGAATGCGGAAGACCGGGTGAAACGGATTCTGCAGATGATCTATACGCAGGATATGCCCCAGGATGTCGAGGCCGCTTTTAAGGGCATTATTTATCTCTATAGTTGCGGCAAACCGCCAGAGGTAAAGAAGTCAGCGCCAAAGAAGAAGAGGAATGGCCAAATCGACATCAAGGAGAAACTGATCTACGACTATGAATTTGATGCGCCCTATATTTACGGTGCTTTCCTCTCACAGTACGGGATTGATCTTCAGGACGTCGAGTATCTTCACTGGTGGAAATTTCAAGCCTTATTCAAGAGCCTGCCATCCACGCAGAAGATCGTCGAGATCATGGGGTATCGCGCAACAGACGCCACTCAGATCAAAAACAATAGAGAGCGCGCCCGCATCCAGAGACTTCAAAACATCTATGCGCTCCCTCAGAACCTCACAACCGAGGAAAAGGTAGCAATGGCGGGCGCTGCCTTTTGCGGAGGCTTCACAAAATGAGTTATCCCATCACGCGCCGTGAATGGGTGCGCTGCCCGTATTGCGGCTCCAAGACCACAGGACTCTACGGTGAAAACGCCGAATGCAGGGGCTTATACAGCAAATGCACACGAGGCTGCGGTAAAGAATTTCAACTCATTATTGTCTCTGGGAAACAGGTATTCCCGGAGAACACCAAATCGCCCTGAGCCTCGCGCCGGGGCGATTTTTGCACATTGAGCCTATGAGCCGTGCAATCACCAATTTTCCATACACGAAGGAAGTGATTGTATGGCTGACGGTTCCGTCATATTCGATACAAAGCTCGATCCCTCTGGTGTTATAAGGGATCTCTCCGGGCTTGCTACGGGAGCCCTCAAGACGGCTACTGCCGGGCTGGCCGCGCTTGGCACCTATGCTGTTTCTGTCGGTTCCGATTTTGAAGCTGCCATGTCCAATGTGGCCGCTACCATGGGTACAACCGTGGATCAAATCGGTGCCATTTCCGATAAGGCAAAGGAGCTCGGCGCGACTACGGCCTTTTCCGCTTCGCAGGCAGCCGAAGGATTCAATATCCTCGCGCAGTCCGGTTTGACGATGGAGGAGCAGCTTGCAAGCATTGGCTCCGTCCTCAACCTTGCTGCTGCCGGCGAGATGCAGATGTCCGATGCAGCTGGATATCTGACCACCACGATCAAAGCCTTTTCCAGTTCTTCCAGAGAAGCAAACCTGAGCATGGAGGACTCGGCCCGTCTGGCTGATCTCTATGCAAAAGGCGCTACCTTGGCGAACACTTCCACCGCGCAATTCGGCGATGCCATGACGAACGCCGCCTCTGTCGCCGGTGCTTATAACCAGAGCATCGACACGACCGGCACTCTGCTCCTGGCCCTCGCTGAAAAGGGGTATCAGGGATCTGTCGCCGGCACCTATCTCGGCCGCGCCATGTCTGACCTCTATGCGCCGACCGAGAACGCGCAAAAGGCTCTCGCCGAACTCGGCGTTTCCGCTTATGATTCCAGCGGCAACCAGCGTGATATGATCGACGTGATTGGCGATCTGGAACAGGCGCTCTCGGGCATGACAGAGGAAGAAAAGTCGGCCTATACCGCGCAGATTTTTACAACGGCCGGCTTAAAAGCATATAACTCTATCGCTGGCAACACCATAGAAGAGCTTATTGCCATGCGGGACAATCTGACAGATTGCACCGGGGCAGCCCAGCAGATGGCAGATACAAAGCTGGACAATCTGAAAGGCGATCTCACAATCCTCAAATCCGCGACAGAGGGCTTTGGCATTGCGATCTATGAGAATATGCAAAACCCTCTCCGGGATTTCGTCCAGGAAGGGACTCACCTTTTAGACGAGCTTCACACCGCCGTTGAGGAAGGTGGACTCAGCGGGCTTGCCGGTGCGGTCGGAAACGTCCTTGCTGAAGCCGTCACAAAGGTTGCTGAATACCTTCCCGCGCTCATGCAGGGCGCAGTCGATCTTGTCAGATCCTTCATTGAGGGAATAAGTCAGGCCTCCCCGGAGATTTCCGGCATAGTGGCCGAGCTGGGCGTTATTCTTCTCGATGGCATCCTCACTATCTCGAATGATTTCCTTGAAGCCGGGGCAAGGATCATCACAGATCTTGCCGCTTCCCTCACGGAACAAGCCCCGGTCATCTTCGAGACTATAACCTCATGGGCCACAAACCTTGTTGAGATCGTCGGCAACTGGCTTCCCGATCTTATCCAGGCAACAGTTGAGCTTATCAAGGCACTCGCAGAGGGCATAGTTACCAATCTGCCAATAATCCTCGATCAAATCATGGACTGGCTGCCGTCTATCACCAAGTCCATCATTGAGGGTTACGGGATGTTCGTGGAAGCCGCGACCTCCATCATCATCAAAGTTGCAGATAGTCTTCCCGGCCTGATCGGTAG